TCAATGGTTGGCGTCATTATCTTTTTCTCTTTCTGAACGTGAATATTGCGGTGGACGGTTCATCAGCTGTGGGGCAAGACGTTTTGCCACCTGAAGAATAACCACCACCGCAGCGGGAAGCATGAGCAAAACACCGAGAAAAATCATCAGAATCTGCACTTCTGGCCGAGAAAATGGCTCAGGCAGCGACAGGGAGTCGCTTACCGACAGCAGCGCCACCGCCAGTAGCATCATTCCGATAAATTCCAGTATCAACACGCCTTTAGGCAATTTACCGATCGCGCGCATACGCTTCCCTCTGCAAAGTGAGCCTTCAGTCTAAAACTTTTCACTGTATTGTGTTTAACAGTTATAGCTTTTAGCAATTAATGCAACAGGTTAAACCTACTTTCAGCGAATACATTTTAGCGTGATCATTACAGGCATAAATCTATGAGGAGAGAAATAATGCAAACCGTTATTTTTGGTCGTTCGGGTTGCCCTTACTGTGTGCGTGCAAAAGATCTGGCTGAGAAATTGAGCAATGAACGCGATGATTTTCAGTATCAGTATGTAGATATTCGTGCGGAAGGGATCACTAAAGAAGATCTACAACAAAAGGCAGGTAAACCCGTAGAAACCGTGCCGCAGATTTTTGTCGATCAGCAACATATCGGCGGCTATACCGATTTTGCTGCATGGGTGAAAGAAAATCTGGACGCCTGATCGTCTGACAAGCCCTCGCGTTGAGGGCTTTACTGATTTTTTCTGTGCTGTGGTTTAAACAAACTACTGATAAATAAGAAACACAGTGCCCCCAGCGCACACCAGAACACCGCGCTTAGTAACCATGCCAGCTCTTGCCAGAATGAGCGCGTCGGTGAAAAAAACAGCCGCATAATGAGCATTGAACAGGGTGCCGCCAGCATTGCGCCAAATAGAGGTTTCAGGACTTCTCTACGCTGTGAAAAGAAACTGGCAACTGCTCCAGGAAGAATGAAAAACAGCAAGCCGATTTCAGGATGCCCGGCAGCCCGAAAAGCGCCTTTCATGTGCGTCGCCAGAAAAAGGCACACCACAATGAAGAGGACAAAACAGCAGATTGCCCCGCCCAACGTTGTTTATGTTTCACTCGTTCCTCCTGACACTGCGTCTATCGAACACATTTTTCGCCAGTGTGGCGTTCAGTAAGATAAAGCCGCTTCGCATTCCATGCTAATATAGGCCAACGCAATTCATATAGCCGTTGATACCTAATGTGATTACACTAGTAAAATATATTGTTACTTTACTATCGTTTAGGTGCGCTGAATGAATCTGCGCCCTGAATTCTGGTAAAACACATTATCGTAAATTACCATTTCTTTCAACAGCTTACTAGTAAACAAGAAGTTAGCCTCCGTGAATATAAACGTCGCCGAATTGTTAAATGGGAATTACATTCTGTTATTATTTGTGGTCCTCACGCTTGGGCTATGTCTCGGAAAGTTACGACTTGGTTCGATCCAACTGGGTAATTCCATTGGCGTTTTAGTCGTATCGCTGTTATTAGGCCAACAACATTTCAGCATTAACACCGATGCGCTTAATCTTGGCTTTATGCTGTTTATTTTCTGCGTCGGGGTCGAAGCCGGACCGAACTTTTTTTCCATTTTTTTTCGCGATGGGAAAAATTACCTAATGTTAGCACTGGTGATGGTTGGCAGTGCGCTGGTGATCGCCTTAGGGTTAGGTAAGCTGTTTGGCTGGGATATTGGCCTGACGGCCGGTATGTTAGCAGGCTCTATGACGTCGACACCGGTTCTGGTCGGTGCTGGCGATACACTGCATCATTCCGGCATGGAAAGCAGGCAGCTCTCACTGGCACTGGATAATCTGAGCCTCGGGTATGCCTTAACCTATTTAATCGGTCTGGTGAGTTTGATTGTTGGTGCGCGTTACTTGCCGAAATTGCAGCATCAGGACTTACAGACCAGCGCCCAGCAAATCGCCCGCGAACGTGGCCTGGACACTGATGCCAACCGTAAGGTTTATTTACCGGTGATCCGCGCCTATCGCGTCGGCCCGGAGCTGGTGGCCTGGACCGACGGCAAAAATCTGCGTGAACTGGGTATTTATCGACAAACCGGCTGCTACATTGAACGTATTCGACGTAACGGGATTCTGGCAAATCCAGACGGTGATGCCGTGTTACAAATGGGCGATGAAATAGCGTTGGTAGGCTATCCCGACGCCCATGCCCGACTCGATCCCAGCTTCCGTAACGGTAAAGAAGTTTTCGATCGTGACCTTCTCGACATGCGTATCGTCACTGAAGAAGTGGTCGTTAAAAACCATAACGCTGTAGGTAAACGTCTCGCACAACTGAAGTTGACCGATCACGGTTGCTTCCTTAACCGCGTCATTCGTAGCCAGATTGAGATGCCGATAGATGACAACGTCGTGCTTAACAAAGGTGACGTTTTACAAGTCAGCGGTGATGCCCGTCGCGTAAAAACCATCGCCGATCGCATCGGCTTTATCTCGATTCACAGCCAGGTCACTGACCTGCTGGCATTTTGCGCCTTCTTTGTTATTGGGCTGATGATCGGGATGATCACCTTCCAGTTCAGCACATTCAGTTTCGGCATGGGGAACGCTGCCGGGTTGTTATTCGCCGGAATTATGCTGGGCTTTATGCGTGCTAACCACCCGACCTTCGGTTACATTCCGCAAGGTGCATTAAGCATGGTGAAAGAGTTCGGCTTGATGGTGTTTATGGCAGGCGTTGGTCTGAGCGCCGGTAGCGGTATTAATAACGGCCTGGGCGCGATTGGCGGTCAGATGTTGATTGCCGGATTAATTGTCAGTCTTGTGCCCGTGGTTATCTGTTTCTTGTTCGGTGCTTATGTATTGCGAATGAACCGCGCACTGTTGTTCGGCGCAATGATGGGCGCACGCACCTGCGCGCCGGCAATGGAGATCATCAGTGATACAGCTCGCAGTAACATCCCTGCGCTGGGCTATGCGGGCACCTACGCAATCGCCAACGTCCTGCTGACGCTGGCAGGGACAATCATCGTCATGGTATGGCCAGGATTAGGATAAAACTGAAGTTGCCCTGAAAATGAAATTTTTTTGCACAACCGCAGAACTTTTCCGCAGGGCATCAGTCTTAATTAGTGCCACTGCTTTTCTTTGATGTCCCCATTTTGTGGAGCCCATCAACCCCGCCATTTCGGTTCAAGGTTGATGGGTTTTTTGTTGCCTGAAATTTAAGCTGTTTAAAATCATGATGTTAGAAACACTGTTTTTTAACGATGGCGACAAAATGGCGGCAGCGTCAAAGAGAGAGCGCCACCTGTCCTGATTTCATTGGATGCGGCTGAACCGGATTTGACTCTTTTGGCGTTGCAATCGAACGAACAAAAGTTTCATGGGTAACAAAAGTATGGCTGCAGTTAATGTTCTGGCACTGGTTGTAACGCTCTTTGGTCAATGAAGATACCTGAAAACTGCTGCGAGTATGGGCGGCACTTCCACACAGTGGGCAAATCATCATTTTTCGAGTTCTCCCCATTTTTGCTAAATTCACAATAATGATACCGCATTATTCCATTTTGCAAACTTAAAAGTTCTCCATTGCGAAGAATCATTCCATTTCGAAATCATCAATCCTCACTTCAAGCTCCAGACTGGTTGTAAAACCGTTATTGGAGCTGACGGTATGCGTCAGAGTCGTAATGGTCCATTCCGCATCATCTATCGGCTGTTTAAAGCCACTGACTTTCACTGGCATTTCCGTGTAGAGATCTGCCCGACCTTCTGCCAGTTGTAGCGAGAATGACGCAACGCCGCGTTGCAGGCGTTCCCACTGCATTTTCGCCGCCCGTTCGGCGTTGCTCCGGTTGGCATAGGTGCGATAAAGTACCAGCACGTTTTCATCTGTACCCACCAGGTAATCGCCCTGCTTCGCTTCCGGCTCTTTCTTCTGCTTCTTAGTCCTGCGCTTACGCTTCACCGTGGTGCTTTCATTCTTCGCGGGTTCGCGGGTATGCAACCAGCTGGCAATTACGCCCGTGTAGGCTCCGCGATCTGCCAGGGTAAAGCGGTGACTGTCGCCGTCCTTACGTGTGATAGTGATAACCGGTAGTGGTTTACCGCTGGCGCTTTTACCCTGTCCCTGCCGGATGAATAACAGATTGCCATTTTTCACCGACGCAATAGCACCGTACTGGCGCGCCAGCCGCATCAGAAAACTGCCGTCACTCTCATTGGTCTGGTCTATATGTTCCACGGGTTTATCTGACAGGTCTTTACCCAATGCCATCTTCAGTTTGTGCCGCGCGGCTATTTCCTTCACCACTTCCCCGACGGTGGTCTTGTGCCACGACTTTTCACGGCGGGTATTCAGCGTTTCACGAAAATCAGCACTTCGCGCCCGGATAGTCAGGCGGTCCGGTGCGCCAGTGTGTTCAATCTCGTCCACCGTGAATGCCCCTTTCGGGAAAAGCGGCTGCCCCTTCCAGCCCAGCGCCAGCGTAATAACCGCACCACGGCGCGGCAGCACGATTTTTCCGTCGGCGTCGTCCAGCTCCAGATCAAGCTGGTCCGCTTCAAAGCCCCGATTGTCCGTCAGCGTCAAACTCATCAGGCGGTTATCCAGCACAGTGGTGATATCCCTGCCCTCAATACTGATGCTGAATGCGGGAGTTTTGTTGCCTTTGTTAAGCAGTTCAGAGCTGAAATTCATGACAGCAGCCCTCCCACCGTTTTACTGATATCGCTTAAGGCAGACGTTGCTGTGTCCTGCAGATTATTCAGTTGCGCACTGAGATCACCGAATATATCGGACAGGGATTCATCCACCCGTTTGAGCGACAGGGTGAACTCAATCCGGCGCGGCATACCGTCGCGGAAAAACTCCGTTTTAGTCTGATTCAGTCCCTCAATCACATACATGCCATAAATCGTGCCACTGCCTTCAATCAGGGGCCATGCTTTCCCCTGTTCTGCCATCTGCTCCAGTGCCAGCAACGACAGCCTGCCACCTGTTATCTCCGGCATAAGAACACCGGAAAGCGTCAGCATGTCGTTGTCCGGTCCCAGAAACTGCGTGGACGGACGTCGGTTTACCCGGCTGTTTGCCGCATGTCGCCAGCTGCGTTGATACTGCAGCTCCTGATACGGCACGGTGCGCAGCATAAACACGTACAATCCCAGCACCATCATCATGCGTCGTATCCCCCCTGATCGCTGTAGTTACTCCTGGCTTTTGCCTTCAGCCTGCGTTCACGTTCATCAAGCTGGCGGGCTACCTCCCGCGCAATATCCTGCGCACTTTGTCCTGGCTGTGTCTGGATGATGATCTGCGTCGGTGCTTCAATCCGGTAAATGGGCGGCACAGTAGCTGCACGACTCACCATCGCTTCACCGCCTTTTGCGGGAAGCGCCAAAGGATGCAACGGTGGAAGCTCTGCTGGCGCGGCAGCAACACCCATCATTCCGGCGACAACGGCAGCCAGTGCAGCTGTATTTCTCCGGCTGGTCACGTTTGCCGGGCCGTTAACAATTTCCGGCCCGTTTTCACCGACGATGCCAAACTGCCCGCGCGGGATATAGCCGCCGCTGTCATACATCCCCGCAAAGCCATATCCCCATGACGGAAAATCACCCGATGGCATCATCACTTTACCGTCTGCATTCACCGTCGCAGGTTGCTGACGCGTCACGCTTTCCGGCAGTTTCGCCTTTGCAGCCTCTTTACTGACAATGCCGAGTTTCTCCAGCAACCAGGAAACGCCGGATTTCAGGGAGTCCAGCGGATGCATGACCATATTCAGCCCTTCTGCCAGTGCCTCCCCGAATCGTCGCCCCATTGCCGCTGCGCTCTGCAGTTCGGCAGAGGTCGACTTAACGGGCGTCAGCAGATCAGTAAACCAGCCCCACAGCGCCTGCACTTTGTCGCCAATCCACTGGAACACGGGCTTAAGCGGTTCGAACGCTGCACTGATGGGACCTGCCGCCGCTTTGAATCCTTCCACCACGCCACCGAGAAATGCGGTGATGGGTTGCCAGTATTTCCAGACAACCAGCGCCACGCCCGCCAGTGCAGTAACCACAAGACCTATCGGACTGAGCAGAGCACCTAACAGACCAGATATGGCATACAGGGCAACGCGCAGCATCGCCAGTGGACCAGATGCCAGTACTCGCAGCACCGTGCCTGCGGCGGCCAGTCCACCGCGCAGTACCGCCAGAGGATTCATAAACATCACAGCAACAGCACGTAAACCGGATAATCCAGACCGCAAAAGTGCAACCAGCGCACCTGCTACAGTTTTCAGGACATTTCCCGTCAGTGATGCCGTGCGGCGCAAAGACGACAACGGCGCAGTAAGTAAACCTGCGGCGTTGCCCGATGAAGCAAGCCCGCGTCGCAGCAGTGCCAGTGGCGCGCCAGCCAGCCAGGACAACGCGCTGCTGGTTCGAGTTACTGCTGCCGTAACGGAAGATAACGTTTTGATACCCAACACAGAGAATCCCAGACGGATCACTGCCAGCGGCCCCAGCACTGCAGCCAGCGCCACCGCTAAGGTGCCGAGGCCGACGGTAACCGCAGCCACAACAGCCGATGCTTTCATCAGTGTGCCTGTCAGTTCCGGGTTAGCTTCCACCCAGCGACGCAACGCCCCCGTGACGCTTTTCACCGTGTACAGAATATCCATCAGCGGCTGGCGCAGCGTTTCGCCCAGGCTGCTGAAGGTGTTCTGCGCTCCGGTTTTGACCAGCAACCACTGCGCAGAAAGTGAATCCTTGTTAATGTCGGATTCTTTCTGCATGGAGCCGAGCGCATCATTGCCCGCTGTCAGTTTTAACTGACGCTGCAGTTCCGGCAGGTTGTTTGCCAGTTTCGCCGCGTCATCGCCAAACTCTTTACCAAACAACATAGTCATGGCAGACAGGCGCTTGTCCTGCAGCAGCGCGTTCACCTTCTCCAGCACTCGCTGGATAGTTCCCATTGCATCCTTCGTCATCTGCTTTTCAATCACTTCAGGATTGAGTTTCAGCAGATTCATCCCTTCAAAGAAACTCTTGCTTTGCATGGTGGCAATGGACAATTCACGCACCATCGCGTTTGCTGCACTGGCTGCAACCTCCGGCGCAGCGCCCAGTGTCAGAAAGGTGGAACCCAGTGCCGCCGCTTTACGATAATCCAGACGATCAGCCACACCGCCTAGGCGTTGCATGACATCAATGATGTCTGCCCCTTTCGACATGGCGTTATCATCCAGATAGTTCAGCGCATCACCGAGCTGTTCAATATTGCGGGTAGGGATTTTGTAGAGCTGGGCGATTTTCCCCAGACTTTCTGACAGTTCATCCGCTGGCAGCTCAAAGGCTGTTGCCGCCTTTGCTGCCGTGCTGGCGAAGGCCAGCAGATCACGTTTCTGGTCTTCCCAGCTGTCGTCAGGGTTTGCGACGTTCATGCGCGCCCCACCTTCAACCAGTGCAGCGAAGTCCACCGCACCGTTTTCCATCGGCAGCTGTTCGCTGGCAGCCTTGATGGCATCCTGCATTTCATAAAAACGTGCAGTGCGGTTGCCATTATCGTCACGCAGACCATTGACCTGCTTTGCCACACCTTTCATGGCATCTTCCATGCTGGTATAGCTTTTTACTGCCGCCATCACTGGTGCGCCCATTGCCAGCCCTGCAGCCGTGGTGGTGGCTCCGGCACCTACAATACGATCACGTACCTCCAGCGAACGGGCATAACTGGCACGCGCCGCATTCATCCTGCGCTGAGCTTCCCCCAGTCGCTTCAGCCGCGCCTCCTGTTTCGAAAGTTCCTGGTTATAACGTGATGTTTCACGGGCTAAACGGGCGGTTGCTCCCGCATCGTCTTTCGCAGAAATTCCCGCCCGGTACAGTTCAGCACGCACAAGCGCCGTTTGCTTCTGCAAGTATTTTTGTTGTTCTTCCAGGCGTTGGACTGCCAGTGTTTGCCGACCTAAAGCCACAAGGTGCCGTTGTGATGGTTGTTCCATCGCCTCCAGCTCAGAGTTAAGCAAATTAGCCTTCTGTCTGGCATAGTTCAGCCTGTCGCCTAACTTCTTGTTATCGGCCTGCAGCTTGCGAAATTTTTCCAGGCTGTTACCCGCCTGATTGAGTTGCTTTAATGCGTCACGGGAGTTTCTGATTGCGCCAGCCAGCTCTTTCGAACTGGCCTGTGCAGCACGGAATGGGCGGGTGAGTTTGTCAACCGCATTAAGAATGACCTGCAGGCGCAGGTTATTATCACTCATCGTTGGCCCCGCTTCTCTGAATCGCTTTATACCGCCATTCCAGCACTTCGGTCAGCGGCATAACGTCAGTAACGGATGGCGGCCAGTGAAAAATGGTGGCGATATCTGCCACCAGATCGTCAACCGTCAGGCTGTCGGTAAACCGGCAAGCACCGACTTCTTCAACAAAAAAGTGACAACCTCAACCGACATGGCAGTGAGATCTGCCGGGTCCATCTCTGCAATTTCCTGTGCAGTCAGTGCCGGACTGGAGATGCGGGGGATCACGGTCATCATCGCGTTCACATCCATATCCATAATGGCCTGCAGGCGTGTGCCGCGCAGCGCACCGGACTGCGGTTTACGCAGCACAATTTCGGTAATTTCTGTTTTACCGCGCATGATGGGAGTATCCAGTTGAATGGTCTTTTCAGTCTGCTTATCGCTCATTTTGTTGTCCTGTAAATTGGGTTCTGGCGCGGAATCCCGCGCCGTTCAGATACATCAGAGGCCGAGGGCGTTGCGGTGCGCTTCCATCAGGTCCACACCGTCCACAATTTCCACCATGTTGATAAGGTCCACTTCATAGAGCACCTCACCATTGATGGTCAGCTTCGCGTAGCTGTTGGTACTGGTCACTTTGGTGGTGTTGCTTTCGCCCGTCTTCCACTCGCCGGAATCCACTTCTTTATGACGTCCACGCACCACAAGCTCCACGGCCTGTACTTCCCCGGTATCATCACGCTGGATAGAGCCGGTAAAGCGCAGCTGGATGCCATCCACCGTGGCTTTGCCCATCTGCTTAAACAGCAGCAATTCAGTACCACCAATGGAAAATTCTGTATCCAGTGCACTGTCATCCAGTCCCAGATCAACATCCACCGCCCCCGGCATACCGCCGCCGCGATACTTCTCATATTTGCGGGTGAATTTCGGCAGCGTCAGCGACTCAACGATCCCCTGCCAGTTGTTCCCGTCGTTAAACAGGTTCAGGTGTTTTAATTTGCGTGGTAAAGCCATGTTGTCCCCTTACGCGCTGACCTGGCTGGAGAAATTCACCAGGTACTGATCGGTGATGCGCTGACGCAGCATCAGGTTTTCAAGTGGCGGCACTGGCGTGTAGTCGTAATCGATGGTGAGTTTTCCGGCTTTCAGCGTGTCTTTATCGTTCACCGACTCCTCCAGCCAGCAATCACCACCAATCAGATAGCCCTGACTGACCAGGCTGCGCATTTTGGCGCGGATACCTTCGATAATGTCGCGGGCCAGCGACGGGTTCAGCGGTTTGTCCACCGCCCACATGTGCGCTTCAGCCATCGTGTCCATCAGTACCTGCGCCGTGCGGGTGTAGTTCTCAAAGGCAAAAAGCGGATCATCACTCAGACAGCGGGAACCCCAGAAGCGAAAACCGTCTTTGCGGATAAGCGTGGTAACGTCGTTCTGGTTAAGCAGACCTGCATCGGTTGCCGGGTCCTGCAGATCCCAGAACACATCAGCAGAAATTCCGGTGACACCGTTCACGCCCACGTTGGACAGGCTTTTGTGCCACCCGGTCTGCTCATCAATTTTGGCGCGCAGACCAAGCGCACGGGCGGTGGCATATGCCGTTGCTTCGGCGTTCAGCACCGTGTCCCAGCCAGTAAAGTCAGGCCAGATCAGCATCCCTTCGCGCTGGCTGAAGTTTTCACGGTAAGTGATCGCCTCCTGTACCGTCTTGCAACCATACGCTGACAGGTAGGCAAACCCACGCAGGCTTTGCGCCACACTCAGCAACTCAGTAGCAACGGCTTTGTTATCGTGACCTGGCACGCCGAGAATGCGCGGTTTAACGCCGAGCAGTGTCTGGGCAGATAACAGGGCTTTCATGCCTGTTTTTTTACCTTCAGCGGTCACTGCACCGATGATATTGGTCGTGGTTTCTTCTTCCGTTTCACCCTGCGGCACACGCACAACAACGGTCACGGGTTTTGCCTGGTCAGCGATGGCATCCAGCGAACGGGCCAGCGTGCCGGACTCACCCGCTTTACCGCTGGCAGTCAGCACATCAGTGATCAGCACGGGTTTATTAAGAGGAAACATTTTTGCATCGGCATCATCGCCCGTGCAGACCATACCCACGATGGCGGTGCTCACCGTGGTAATGGATCGGGTGCCTTCGTTGACTTCAACAACGTGCACCCCGTGGTGGTAATCCTGAGCCATAGTGGCGAACCTCCTGATTGGATTAGGCTTCGCCCTATGTTGAAGTGATTGTGCCTGACAAACAGCTATGCGCAGTTGTACCGTTATTCATACAAAATGAGGGGAAGGCTTCAGAAGCTCACTCCACACTGGCGCTTATAGAGCTGTGTCTGATCATCTGTTGATACAAGTACATAACGAATAAGCATGGTTAAGCTCCCAGACCAGAACTGGGAGCATGCCATTCACTTGTTATTTCTGTATTCTCACTGCCATTCTTTTTTGCACATCAAAAAATTTATTAATCACTCCATTGCGATTAATAAATGGATATTCTATACCTTTAAAAGTCATATAAGCGATAGTCACAACAATTGGCGACAACATCAGAATTAAATATGCGTATGAATTATCACTCAAATTTCGCACATACGCCTTCCCGAGTAAAACATCTAAAGTAAAATATAGAACAATCCCGTGCATTAGATAGATACTATATGATATCTCACCAAAGACTCTGGAGATTTTCAACTTTAACACACCAAATAGATCACATCCATTTACGATCAAAATAAATATAGCACCGTTCAATAAAATTGGCAGGTAATCAAACGAGTGAGGGAAGTAAAAAAACGAAAAAACGAAACCTGAAATACACAAAAACGATGTCAATTTCAAAGATGCAACTTTTAAGATTAATTTATTACCTCGTACTGCTGAAGCTAAAAAGCCACAGGCGAATGGCAGTAAAAAGATGTAATTTAAGTTGAGGTAATTAAACGCATATAAGCTAAATGCCGGGATAACTAGCATAAAGATATTTTTAGTTCTTCTCAAAGCAAATGCAATGAGCGGTAGAGAAAAATAGAATAACCATTCATACACAAGCGTCCAATAAATACCAGCATATATATAACCAGTATCACTAAATCCATTTATATGTGAATTACCATAAGTTGCATATATCATCCATGAAAGAATGGATTCAATTAGTTCACCTGCACTTACATTGAGTTTCCAGCCTGTTTTATATCCTATGATAAATAATGCAATTAAAAGCGAGAACATATACAGAGGATATATTCTAAAAATTCTTGATTTGTACAACGAGAACCAATTTATTTTTTTTGAATCAATTATTTTAGAAAAAAACAAAAACCCCGTTATCATAAAGAAAATCATAACGGGTAATTGCCCTGCATTCGCAAATACATGACTTGAAGGTAAAGACCATTCATTTGTTTTTATAAAGTGATGCCATATATAAGAGTGATGCAGAAACACTAAGAAGGCCAAATACCCTCTCAATCCATCAATATTAACGTTCCTACCTTTACCTTCAATTGGTAGCGGACTTATTTTATCAAGAAAATACAATATGGCGATAGCTGCAAATATAGCAGCTACTATTAACATAGGGCTATTATAAATTAACATGTAATTAACCTTAGGATTTTTCAGAAATTTTCACAGCAATATTTTTATATTGTACGCTCACAAATATATCTTTTACAATATAAATGGTCATTACCATCATCAAAACTGTCCCAGGATTACAGTTCTCCTGAACTCAACCAGGGCGAGAGTATCTCTATCATGTTGATTTGCAACGTGCCAGTAGCCTGTTTTATCGTGTTTCCAAAATGAGCTGGTTAAAAACTGGCAGGCATGAAAATCTACCTGCCAGCTTTTTACAATGCAGGTTTATCAGGCCATTCAATGTCCGGAGCAGTAGATGTATCGACAGCTTTCACGTCTTTGACATACTGCATCCACATAATCAACTTTGCTTTATTTTCATCACTAATGGTTCCCAGAAATAAATCAGTCCGCCAGTCTGCTGTTACGGCATTAGCATCTGCAAGCCGTGATTGTCTTTCCTGTTCAGCATTGTTAACCAGCTCTTCATATGTTTTTACGGGGGCTGGCGGAGCAATAAATTCACCATCAGCGAAAAGCCAGCCAATGCGCACTCCATCAGCAAGTGGGAACACTTGAAAACCATCCGTAGCCCATTCACTCTCCCCATCCCATACCGCAATGTTGACAACAACACCATCTCTCACCATTGCATAATTCATTATGCGTACTCCCATACAATTACAATGCCTGCCATCCCTGCACCTCCAGCACGTTGCTGTGTCGCGCCGCCGTAAACACAGGCACCGCCACCACCGCCACCTGGTCCATTAGCATTAATTCCTTCTCCGACAATGGCCTGTGAACCCGCGCCCTCACCCAGAACAGAACTGCCACCAGGTCCTCCCATTGCCAGCAATCCTGAATAGCGAACACCTGGCATGGTATAGCCACTGCCACTGCCAAAAATATTCGCCCCGTGAATCCAAGTGTGTATGCACCAGCAGGCCCTACAACGGCTATATTATTACCCTCTGTCATTACAGCTCCACCCAACCCCCCTTTTGCGGTAACAACGTCACCAAATGCTGAACTTCCCCCTGTCGCCCCCGGCATTGCACTGGCTCCCGTTCCTCCGTACCCAACGGTAACCGTTGTTACTACCGGATGGTCTATGCGGGCTTTAACGTATTCTCCCGACATTCCCCCTCCGCCGCAGGCAGCATTGCCCCTGTACCGACCTGGCATCCGCCGCCAGCGCCACCACCGCCAACCACTTCAACAATCGCAAACTTTATACCTGCAGTTGGCGTATATATCCCGGAGGCTTTGAACACCTGACATTTTACCAGTCGGCCTGTTCCGTCGCCAAGCCCAAGGTATGTGAGAAGACCAGCTACATCCTTTCCACTCAAATTAGTCAGCGTATTATCCAGCGGTTGTTTTCCCGCCAGTGCATTAAGCATTGTCGTGGCAAAGTTCGGGTCATTCCCTAGCGCCGCCGCCAGTTCGTTCAGCGTATCCAGTGCCGCAGGTGCAGAACCCACCATTGCCGCAATTGCCGATTTCACAAAAGCCGTGGTGGCAATCTGTGTATTGTTGACCGACTGCTCCGCCGTGGGGGCTGTTGGCGTTCCAGTGAGTGCCGGACTCGACAGCGGCGCTTTCAGTGCCAGCGCATTGTTAATGGTGGTACTGAATTTCGGGTCATTGTTTATGGCTGCGGCAATTTCTTTCAGCGTGTCCAGCGTGGCTGGCGCACCATTAATAAGGGCCGTCAGTGCCGCCTGTACAAACGCAGTGGTCGCAACCTGCGTGGTATTATTCCCCGCCGCTGGCGTTGGCGCTTTGGGGATTCCGGTAAATGTCGGGCTGGCTTTTGGCGCGTACTGTGAATGCGGGTCCGGTGCGGCAAGATGTTTTGCCATCTGATCATCCGCGTACACCTTCAGCTCCAGTGCCTTGTCATCCACATACTTGCGGGTTGCCAGCACTACAGCAGGGTCGATTTTCAGGGTGATATTGTCCGTGCTGCTGGTAATCAGCACCATGCGCACGGTCTGAGTGCGCCCGCTACCTTCAGCCAGTTGCGGCTTATAGCTTTCCGGGCAGTTGCCCACGGCAATCAATGCCCCGGACTCATCAAACAAGCCCACTTCACGTATCCACCAACCGCCCTCGTTTTCAGGGATCACCTGTTCGGCAATAATCTGGCTGCTGTTCTGCGGGTCGATATAGAGCATATTCAGCGCAGCCCGGCGTTTCTCATTTACCAGTGCAGTCTGCTTTGAGTCTGGCGTTGGCAATACTCCGCCGCCATCGCCCACCGCCATATGGGTAATTTTTAGCGGCACACCGAGCGCGGCGGCGCTGGCAAGTTTCGACGCGCCAATATCCGTCAGCAGGGTATAAAATTTTGTGCTCATGGATTCACTCTCATTGTGTCAATAACATGGACCGCCCCGCCTTCATGCGCGGTGCCGCCAGAAATAATTGTTTCGTTGATATACGGATAGATCGTGATTTCTTCGCCAAGATAGCTGGCGGCCCCCACCCAATGCGGACCGCTGGTCTGCAGATTGATGGACATGCCGATCATGTGACGGCTACATGGTTTGGCATCGCTTATCAGCCGCTCAAGTTCCAGATAGGTATCTTCAGTGATGCCCTGGTCCTGCACGCCGATATCCAGGCGAAACGTGCCCGGTGTTTCTCCGGTCTGCCACCACTCAATAATGCGGATCAGGAATCCGAACGGTTCCACCACCCGCCGCACGGCACTGGTAGTTCCTTTATGCTGATGAATATAAAAAGCATCCTTCACTACCTGGCGTTTGACGCTTTCTGTCCAGCCCTCGTCCCAGCGATCCACAGAGAACGCCCAGGCGAGATAAGGCAGGAAGCTGACCGGACAGGTAGCCGGATTCCACAAGTCACGCAGCGGCACCTGCAGATCAGAAATCCCGCTACAGGTTTGCGCCAGTCGGCGCTCCAGTGAAGTTGAACCCGGTGGCAGCAGACTATTCATCCGTTCCTCCGTTGGTTACGCTCCACTGCGTACATGATGCCGCCTGTGTTTTGTTCAGGATCACATCCGCCAGCGGAGAAGCCAGTTCCACACGTTGAACACCCTCAACATGCAGAGCAGCAAAGATGGCGCTACGGCGAATATCCCGACCAAGCCTCGTCTGGCTGGCAATGTACTTCTGCAGACTGGCTTTTGCCGCTGCCATTACCGGCTCTGCTTCCGGTCCCGGATAGAGAAAAATGGTGGCTTCCACGCGATACGGGATGATTTCTGCGCTGCGAACCGTAAGACGGTCAGCCACCGGGCGGACGTTCTCACTGTTCAAAGCTTTTTCCACCACGTCCAGCAGGTCTTTTTCTGCAGTTCCATCGCCTTCGCGGCTAAGGACAGTCAGCACCACCTCTGCAGGTGCCGGGCTGGTTGCACTGGCATCCGCCACCCGACCGTCGGCGCTTCGGGCATGAAATTCATAAGCTGCAGTTGGCCCCGCAACAGAAAGCCCTTCAAAGGCTGCAGGCACACGCAGGCGTAACGCTTCATCGCTTTCCATCACAGCTGCAACGGGCGGCACAGCATCATTATCAGCAGGCGTCACCGTCAGGCGTGTCACGTTGTAGTTGGCAGCGAGCTGGTCAAGATCGCCGCCCATCGCGTAAGCCACCATCACCGCCTGCGCGGCTTCGTTAATGCGCTGGCGCAGAAGCAACTCACGGTAAGCGTTCTCCTGCAACAATTTAGTGACGGGTTCAGATTCCAGTTCCAGCGTGCGGATCACGGCTTCCTGCTCATCTTTCGGATAAAGCGCCACAAATTCTGCCTTGCGTTCGGCAAGCAGTGTCTCAAAGTCCGGCACATCCACAATCTGCGGTGCAGGCAACTGCGAAAGGTCAATCACTGCCATTCTCTGCTCCTGTTGATACGGAAAGGGACACAGGCACACCGTTATTCCGCCGCCCGGTCAGCTCCACCACCATAGAACCGTCAAAGTTGCTGTTGATGGTGATGGAATCCAGCGTCAGCCGTGGCTCCCAGCGACTCAGCGCCACATACACTGCCGACATGACCTGCAGGCGTAATGCCGGATTTTGTGGCTGATCTATCAAAACCGACAGGAGGGAACCATATTCCCGGCGGGCAATGCGGCTACCCTGCGGTGTCAGCAGAATGTCCCGCACCGACTGGCGCAGATGATCAATATCAGTAATGACTTTGCCGCTGGTATTGTTCATCCCGCTATAAAGCGTCATACCGGGCCTCCGGTTGTATCGCCGCCTTTCAGGACGCCAGTATGCTGATGCGCATCAACCACAATCCCGTTAGAGCTCATCGCTCCGCCGCCCTGGGTAACGCCACCATTGATCACCACTTCGCTGTTAATACGCGTGCGGTCAGCCTCCAGTACAAACTCACTGGTTTTCATGGTGATGTTGTCAGCGGCCTCAATGACCATTGATTTGATGCCCCTGACATACCAGCGTCCGGTGGCGGGTTCGTATTCAAACCAGCCACCGTCAGGATGTTCTGTCACGCAGGCGTCCGCCGACGTCGACGGTGGCGCGAACTGATTCGAATAGATGGCGGGTAACGCAAAGGCGGTTTCCAGATTGCCGCCCAGACTCAGCAGCACCACCTGCTCACCTTCCGATGGTCGCCACCATGTGCGGGCATTCCCGGCACGCAGCGTCAGCCAGCTGATCCAGTTGGTTTCAAGCTCGCCCGTTTTCACCCGGCAAAGCCAGTTTTCCCTGTCCACTTCGGTGACTACCCCAGTGCGGATCAGGTTGGTGATAAGGCGCATGATTTCGGTTAATTGTGCGTTCATAGGGAAAGGTTGCCATCAGGGGAAGAAAGGCGGCAGTGCTGCAACTTGTATCAGTGCTGATACAAAGATCACCCCGCCAGCCATTGCAGAATCATGTCGCGGGTCATTGCCTCAACATCATCATTTACACCCAGAAGGCGACGCTCTGCGTAACGCACCTCCGGTCCCTTACGACTGACGCGATCTCGCAGGCCGTAATGGTGAACGCGGGCAATGCGCTGCACCTTGCCTTCAAACTGCACGCTGGCAGAGTCGGTGCTGGCGGCAGTTTTCAGGTATTTTGTGGTGCGCAGCTTTGCAAACATCTGACGTTTGATGCGCCCTTTCTTGCAGCGTGCTGTTACCCTGCGCGGTTCATAACTGCTGCCATCTGGATTGCGCTGCATCCTGATGTTCTGTTGCTGTGTCCGGCGCAGTTCCTGCGCCAGCTGACGCATCATGCGGCTTCTTGCGACTGGCTCCAGATTCGCCAGCAAGGCACTCAGCCAGTCGTCTACTTTCTGCAGTTCAGCCACGTTTCACCGTCCACATTTCTTCAGGTTCATCGGGTTCCGTTATCGCTTCAACGCTCGACACACTTCCTTCAGTGCTGACCAGCACACGCTCCGTCAGCTGCAGGTTCAGGCTGATATCACAGACATCGTTGCGCAGAATATCCACCTCAAAGGTGAATAGCTTTTCCCGTAACGCCGGGTTATTGATGGCATCAGACTGGTTATCCCGCAGCCACAGCAAAACCGGGGCCATCAGCAGATTCTGGTCGCCGCTGAAATCTTCAATCACCACGTTCAGAGTGTAGCGGTACTCCCATGACATGGAGCTGGCCCCGGTGGCAACCAGCGAACCGTTATCCACAAACAGATGCAGTTTGTCCGGGTTATTACGGACATAAGGCACTGCTTTATTGAGGGCGTGGCGCAGGGATTGTGGTTTGTTCACTGTTTCGCTCCTGACACGCAATAATCATGTCCACTTTGTCTGCACAGACCGCCCAGGCGGCCTCCGTTTCATCCAGCAATGCGTTCAGATCACCGTTATTGTGTGGCGCTGCCTGATCCAGCTGACACGGCGTCACTCGCGGACAACCACTGACGGTAAGCTGCACCTCCGGTGAGTGCCGGACGTTCTCGCAGCCGGATAATGTCAGCAGGCAAAGGAGTATCAGCCCAGCGGCGTAAATCCTCGTTCTCACGTTTCAGTTCCTCAATCCGGCGTTGTCGTTGTCTCAACAGTGCACTGGTCTGTTCTGCTTCGGCATAGAGCCGCGCCTGCTCCCGGTTGTTAGTTTCAGTCAGAATGGACAAGCTGATAAGCTGGCTGTTGCTCTTTGCCAGTGCCTGGCTTTTGCTCTGCAGCTCGTCCGCCTGCGTGCTGATGGTCCGGCTGGCATCAGCCAGCCGCCACGTCTGCCAGCCCAGCGCCACCAGTAATAACGCCAGCACAACCAGCAGCAACCGGTTCATGCTGCTACCTGTTGCGCCATCTGGTTACGGGTGATCCAGAAGGCAATAACGGTCAGCAGATAAAGGACCAGGGTAATGGTCCACCCCGTCCAGGCGAGACTGACAACAATCAGCAATCGCATCACCCAGCTGATAAATACGTTTTCTTTTCGGGTAATGGTCTTCAGCAAAGATGCCCTCAACTCCTGCCAGAGCGGGCCGTTCTTAATTAACGCAGCCAGTGCTACCGGAATTGCCACCCATGTCAGCAGACAGGCTACCCAGACACCGGACGCTGCCAGTACCGGAAAAATCCCCTGCGGATACACCATTGCTGCGATCAACAGCGCCATCCATAACATCAGAAACAGCCCGCTGATTAATTTCTTTTTCATTTCAGTTTGCTCCCTGTAAACACCAGGCCATCTCCCGCGCACGGCGGTTATCCAGCCCCTGATTAAACACACCTTTTACATAAACCCAGCGCGGCAACTGTCGGCACGCATCCGCCCAGCGCCGCTGATTGAGTAATTTCACCAGCGTGGAACTGCAGGCATTGCCCGTTCCCACGTTGAAGGCAAACGACACCACCGAGTCATACACCTTTTGTGGCGGCTGTTGCTTCACACATCTTTCCAGCGCCCGCTCCACACGTAGCACGTTGGAGATCAGCCCTTCCGCTGCCTGTCGTTCCGTAATGGTTTTGCCTGGAATGACGCCAGATGTATTACCAATGCCGTCGGTCCAGACACCCGCGCTGCACTGATACGGCTGCAGACGACAGCCTTCGTAATCGGCAATCAGTTTCAGCCCCTCCACGGAGGTGTGAAGCTGCTGAAAACCCGGCAGCGTGGCAGCAATAGCCAGCACGGCCCCGACAAGGCAGCGTTTAACGATTGATGGATTCATAGTCCTCCCGCGAGATCTGCCCGTCGCGCAGAAGCTGGTAGGCTTTGTGTTTGTAGTACCAGTTGATAGCCAGCATCAGCACACCAATCATCAGGCCGCCCAGCGTTGAGGCATCCTTGATGGACAAATCGCCCAGCCAGGCCAGCACAACGGCGATGCAGTACGTGATAAAGGCGCTGATTCGCTCAAGCGTCATAATTCAGTCCCATAGCTGGACGGTCTGCACGGTGGTGGTGGTCGGAATATCCGGCAGCTCCACCTGCAGCCCGTGAGGTAAAAAGGGGCCATATTCGGCAAGCCCCGGATTTGCCTTCAGTACCTGCTCCGTGACACCCTGCGTGCGCCCGTAATGACGCCAGCAAAGCGCGTCCACCGTGTCATACTGATGCGCACGCACTTTCATCAGATAAGCTCCACTGTGCAGTGCGGCGCATCCTGCACCCGGCTGATGGCCCAGCGGGCGTCACGCCATAAATCACCGCTTGCTTCCGCCAGTTCCTCGCCCCGCTTCACACCGGATGCCGTGGCGTCATAGTCCTGGTAACGTTCGTTGAGCATGGCGCGTGCCCAGCAGTAAACCGCGTTGAAATAGTGCTGAATGCGCTCACTTTTGCCGTCCAGTTGTTCCGCCGGAACCTCTGCCAGCGAGGCATACCCCAGCATCTGCTGGCGTCTGCGAAACTCATACAGCTCAGCGTTGACCTCCGAAATTGCCGACAGGGCAACCTGTTTTAAACGCGGCTGCGTCACCGTGCCGTCAGTGCGCATGACACTGCGAAACTCCGACAGGTCCACATCAGGCCAGAACGGCGTATTTCTGATGATTTCCGCCTGTTCCGGTGCCTGTTCTGGCGCAACAAACTTCATGCTGCTTTCTCCTGAAATAGAGGGCGGTGGACGGGGTTTTGATGTGGCTGTGCCTTTCGCCACCCCGTGCCGCCCGTGCGCGGGGGCACGTTCTGTCAGCGGCTGTCATTGCGCAGTCTGCGCTCCAGCTGCTGTTTGTCTTTTTTCACGCCACAGCGGGGATCGAGCTGTAACGCATGGTTGAGATGATTAAGGGCGGAAGCCGGATTAGTTTCACTCAGGACTACGCCAATCGCTTTATGCAGACGCGCCCGTGACTGGTCCGGCATATCCAGACCGTCTGTCAGCTCCAGCGTCTGCAGCAACAGATCCGCATCAAAGCCGGTGGCGGCAAGCATTGCGCTCTGCGCTGCGTCTGCCATTTCCTCTGCCAGCACGGTCTGCACGTTGCGGTTACCCAGCGGCATCACCCAGCCATAACGCAGGGCATGACGCCTGATCTCCAGCGCCCCGGCATAATCTCCGGCATCAATGCGCCACAGCATCACGTACATCAGCACGTCATCCTGTTGCGCGCCTCCGGCACCCAGGACACCCTCTGCCCAGGCGGCGTACTTCGGCAGCAGTTCCACCTTGATTTCCGCTTTTTTGACCGTGGACTGAACGCCCTTGAGACGGCGGCGGTCTTCCGCCAGTTGCAGCAGCATCAGGTCATAGCCCGACGCGTGGCGAACACTGCCGCCCTCACGGGCGGCCTGTTCAGCCTGAACGCGCAGGCGATGCTGCCGTGCGGGACTCAGGCTCATGAATTACGCTCCGGCTTCTGCTGCAGCGGCGCTGAAATCGCCAATCTGGATGTTTTCCACCAGTGCGGCGCAGCGGTAGTCCTCAACCACATAGGCTTCGTTAACGGATTCAAAGTTTTCAATCCGGTCACGTTTCGGGTTGTCGATAACTGAACGGCGGCGGGTGTCTTCCTGCCAGTAGATGGACAGGTTATCCAGACGGGTGATCAGCAGCGCATTCGGCGGGAAGAACGGCGCACGCACGGCCTGCAGGCCCCCCATGCGTTTCTGACTGATGATCATATCGGCAGCCAGTTTTTCACTGTTTTCCTGCTCTTTGTTGACCAGCGGGAAATACTTGTCAGACAGCAGTTCACGACCGCAAATCACCACCAGATCGTCATCGTCCTGGTAGACCACGTCGATAAGCTCATTGACCGCATCCATCACCACCGCGTCCAGGTTGGCATATTCGCCACCTTTCCCGACTTTCACCGCACCCGGTGTGGTTTCACCGCCCGTGGTGGTGCTGCCCATGACGTGATCCGGTGCATCCTCACGGATTTTCTGCAGCCAGCCTTTGTTCACATCCTGCAGCAGCGGGTTTTCGCTACGGTTGGAGGTTTTCGCACGCTTCACGCCGTTAAAGCCGATCATGATGCGGTCCAGTGCCTGACGTGTCACGATGGCGTTACGGATACGCACCTGGAAATCCTGAAACTTCGCCCACAGGTCCAGCTTCGCGTAGGTCAGCACCGTGTCAAAGTTGGTCTGTTCGCATTTGTATTCCACATCGACCATCAGCGTCGGATCGACAGGTTCACGCTCTTTCGCGGTGGTGTCAGTGGTTCCGGCAATGGTGCTGCCAACACCCAGCCCCAGCAACTGACCAGACTGCTCAGTCACTGGCGTGACGTTAATCAGCGTCAGGAAAGAGGCGGACTGCTGGATCTGGTCTTCCAGCGTCTGCTGCACGGACGGCTCTACGGTGAACTTGCTGGACAGTTCTTCAACTGCCACACCGTTCAGACGCGCCAGCTGCTGCAGGTAAGCGTTAAAAGCAAAGCGGGTATTCTTCTTCATCGGGTTTTGTGCTCCATCAGCAATTGGTCAGAGTGTCAGCGGGGCGTTACCGCCCGTTGCACGCTGGCGGTAGTCCTGGCGGCTGTCTTCATGGCTCAGCTTATTCACCAGTTCGTTAAAGGCGGTTTGCTGCTTCTGCAGAGCAGACTCCAGTTCAGACAGGCGTTCTTCCTGCTCAGACAGGGATTTTTCGGTGCGTGCGCTCAGGTTTTGCTGCTCAGTAGCGACCAGCTCCACGGCCTTATGCACATCAGAGAACCGGGCATCGTCTGACTGCTCTTTTTTGGTGAACAGCGCCGTGACGCGGGAAAACAGGGACGGTTTGTCGTCCTGGACTTCCTCCAGTTCGATCACCGTTTCCTCTGCAGCGGTAAAGAGATTGGCAGGATTTTGCTTGCGGTTTGCCAGCGGGTTATGGGCTGCACTGGCGCTGAATGTCAGCATTTCAGTGCCCAGACTGGCAGGGTCATCAGTGGCAGCCAGGCCGACCAGGTAGGCTTTGCCCGTATCAGCAAACTTCGGGCTGACTTCCATAGAGGTGAATAATTTCTGGCCTTTTTTCACCAGTTCCACCAGGGACTCCGTTGGCTCAACGTCGGCATACAGCGCCATCTTGCCTGCCAGCGGACCTTCCGTGATTTCCTCAGCAAACAGCGCCGTCACCTTGCCGTAGCGGTTAAAGGTGCTGTCCGGCAAATAAGACTTGATGTGCTCAAGGTTAATCAGCGCGGTATACACCGCCGGGTTGTAGCTGGCTGCCATCTGTTCCAGCCATTCACGCTGGATTTCGCGTCCGTCGGTGGCGGCACCTTCCACCCCGATGCGAAAACGCTTTGCTTTCACTGTCATGAGCCGTGCTCCGTTAGAAAAAACTTACTGGAGCCTTATGGTTGCGGTGATGGGGGTAGTGAAACAATGCGCGGTATTTGTACCGACAACCACACAAACCGCAGGCGGGGAAAGCCTTCATTCAAGGCTGTAGGTTTGTGCCATGAACACCACACTGACACCCGCAGATCTCGATCCCCGTCGGCAGGCCATGCTGCTGTACTTTCAGGGATACCGCGTAGCCCGCATTGCTGAAATGCTGGGCGAGAAAGTTGCAACCGTTCACAGCTGGAAAAAACGCGACAAGTGGGGTGATTATGGGCCGCTGGATCAGATGCAGCTCACCACCGCCGCACGCTACTGCCAGCTCATCATGAAGGAGCACAAAGAAGGGAAAGATTTCAAAGAGATTGACCTGCTGGCGCGCCAGTCGGAGCGCCACGCGCGGATCGGCAAGTTTAACAATGGCGGCAACGAAGCCGACTTAAACCCTAACGTCGCCAACCGCAACAAAGGCCCGCGTCGTCAGCCGGAAAAGAACGTTTTCACCGATGAACAGATTGAGAAGCTGGAAGAAATCTTCCATTCCTCCATGTTCAACTATCAGCGCCACTGGTGGGAAGCCGGAAAAACCAACCGCATCCGCAACCTGCTGAAGTCACGCCAGATCGGTGCGACCTTTTACTTTGCCCGTGAAGCCCTGATTGACGCCCTGCTTACCGGACGTAACCAGATTTTCCTTTCTGCCAGTAAGGCACAGGCTCACGTCTTTAAGCAGTACATCATCGACTTCGCCAAAGAAGTGGAGGTGGAGCTGAAAGGCGATCCGATGGTGCTTCCCAACGGGGCCACACTGTATTTCCTCGGCACCAATGCCCGCACGGCCCAGAGTTACCACGGCAACCTGTATCTGGATGAATATTTCTGGATACCGAAATTCCAGGAGCTGCGCAAAGTGGCTTCCGGTATGGCTATTCACAAGAAATGGCGACAGACCTATTTTTCCACGCCATCCAGCCTGACACACAGTGCTTATCCGTTCTGGTCCGGTGCGCTGTTCAACCGTGGGCGCAACAAAGCCGATAAGGTGGACATCGACCTGTCCCACAGCACTCTGGCCCCCGGCCTGCTGTGCGCAGACGGGCAATACCGCCAGATAGTCACCGTGGAAGATGCGGTACGCGGCGGCTGTAACCTGTTCGACCTCGACCAGTTGCGCATGGAGTACAGCCCGGACGAATACCAGAACCTGCTGATGTGCGAGTTCGTTGACGATCTCGCATCTGTGTTCCCGCTCAGCGAATTGCAGGCGTGCATGGTGGACAGCTGGGAAGTCTGGACCGACTTTCATGCACTGGCCCTGCGCCCGTTTGGCTGGCGCGAAGTGTGGATCGGTTATGACCCGGCAAAAGGTACGCAGAACGGCGACAGCGCCGGATGCGTGGTGGTGGCACCGCCAGCCGTGCCAGGCGGTAAGTTTCGCATTCTTGAGCGTCACCAGTGGCGCGGGATGGACTTCCGCGCCCAGGCTGACGCCATCAAAAAACTGACCGAACAGTACAACGTGACCTATATCGGTATCGACTCAACCGGCGTCGGTCACGGGGTTTACGAGAACGTGAAAGCGTTCTTTCCTGCCGTCCGGGAGTTTGTCTACAACCCCAACGTTAAAAACTCCCTGGTACTCAAGGCCTACGACATTATCAGCCACCGCCGTCTGGAGTTTGACGCCGGACATACCGACATTGCGCAGTCATTCATGGCAATCCGTCGCGCCACCACCGCCAGTGGCAACCGCCCGACCTACGAAGCCAGCCGCAGCGAAGAAGCCAGCCATGCCGATCTGGCATGGGCAACCATGCACGCACTGTTTAACGAACCGCTGCAGGGCGAGTCCGCCAATACCAGCAATATTGTGGAGATTTTTTGATGAAAGAACATATCGCGCCAGGCGAAACCGTAACTGCAGAAGAAACTAAAAAACCCGTTGCGGAGGCTTTCAGCTTTGGTGATCCCATTCCTGTACTGGACCGCCGCGAACTGCTGGACTATGTGGAATGCGTACAGATGGATCGCTGGTATGAGCCGCCCGTCAGCTTTGACGGACTGGCGCGCACCTTCCGCGCCGCCGTGCACCACAGCTCCCCGATCAGTGTTAAGCGTGACATTATCAGCAGTACCTATATTCCACATCGCCTTCTCAGCCAGCAGGCATTTACCCGTTTTGTGCAGGACTATCTGGTTTTTGGTAACGCCTACCTGGAGAAACGCACGAACCGCTTTGGTGAAGTTATTTCGCTGGAGCCTGCACTGGCAAAATACACCCGACGCGGGCTTGACCTTGAAACATACTGGTTTGTGTAATACAGCCTGACGACACAGCCGTATCAGTTCACAAAAGGTAACGTCTTCCACCTGATGGAGCCGGATATCAACCAGGAGATTTATGGTCTGCCGGGTTACCTTTCTGCCATTCCGTCAGCTCTGCTCAACGAATCCGCCACGCTGTTCCGCCGCAAGTATTACATTAACGGCAGCCACGCAGGCTTCATCATGTACATGACCGACGCCGCACAGAACCAGGAGGATGTGAACAACATCCGCAAGGCAATGAAAAGCGCTAAAGGACCGGGCAACTTCCGCAACCTGTTTATGTACTCGCCTAACGGCAAAAAAGATGGCATTCAGATTATCCCGTTGTCGGAAGTCGCGGCGAAGGATGAATTTCTGAACATCAAGAACGTCAGCCGCGATGACATGATGGCGGCTCACCGCGTACCGCCGCAAATGATGGGCATCATTCCCAACAACACTGGCGGCTTTGGGGATGTGGAAAAAGCGAGCCGTGTCTTCGTCCGCAATGAACTGATGCCCCTGCAAAAGCGACTGCAGGAGCTGAATGACTGGCTGGATGAAGAGGTTATCCGTTTTGAAGCCTATGACTTAGGACTTAAGGGCAAACGAAGCTGACATACTCATAACATCAATAACCGACCAACTCTCACAACGCCTCAGCAGCATTCTGCGGGGCGTTTCTTTTTGCCCTGACACCTCCCCCCCCCTCCACTAAATGAGGCCGCCAGCGGGCCAGAGGCTGTGCCGGATTTTGGCCATTTTACCCCGTTGCGCGCGCTCGTATCCCCGCCACGCCTGCCCGCTTTATGTAGTGGTTTTCATGCACCTGCATGATCTACGCAAAAGCCCACCAGTTCTGGCGGGCCTTAGCAAAAACGATCCTCAAACGATCATGCGATCTCATGCGGCATAGACATGCACTACAGAGCTAACGCCTCGCAAGGGCTCGTTGTTCAACCTTGCTGACGCCAGAAACAAGTTCAGACGCCAGCAACGTTTCTTAATGCAGCCAGCTGTCGTCTTCCCACACCTTCTGCATAATTTTCATCACTTGCTTCCTTTCTTCGTCCAGTTGCAGTCCGGTCAGTTCCACACCGTTAGAGCTACCTTTGCGGATACGAATTACCGTTTTGGGATACAGGGGGCGCAGATTACGGTAAAGCTCGGATTCAAGGGCGTCCAGGGTAGACTGGCTAATCTTCTGCTCTTTATCGATCATTATTTCAATGCGCATAAAAGTCACCTCAGCTGATGACATCCATTGAGCGGTTGTATTCGTGGCTTCTGATTTTTGCCATGAGTTCATCAGTCAATTCAGAAACCCACTGCAGAGCCAGTCCCTTCTCTTCATCACTACACTCACTGGCCGCTACAAGCTTAAGAAAAAAATCAATGCGCTGGAGCTTCAAAGACTCCAAAAAATAGTCCTGCATCTTTCCTCCTATGACACCACACGCAATACTGTATGCATAACCACTGTTTATATTTACAGTATATAATAATCTTACTGATGTAAAACGTTTTTTTACGTTTATCAGCCTGATATGCTTGGTATTATTAAGAGCACGAATGGTTAACCATCGTAATTAATACAGGTTTCGCCACTTATCATCTTCCTGCAAACGCTGGTTCCGATAGAAGATACGCAGGCCTGCTCCTGACGAAATACTGCCGCCGCGAAGGAGTAAATCGACCTCTTTCTCGCTACCATCAAACCCTCTGGACTTCAGCTCATACACGAGCGGCTGTCGCTGATGGTCTGTAATTCGCTGTTTGTAGTCTTTACACCGTTTCGGTTTAACCAGGTGTAACCTTGCTGCCAGTTCCCGGCGTTCTTTTTTGCTCATACTGTGCAGGTAATCGTGCAACTCCTTGTCATCCATGCGGGTGATATCCGTTCTGGTATCCCCATCAGCTGATTTGTCTTTCCCTTGTTGGTTCAAATTTTCAGCAAGGGGACAGTTATTGCCACGAGTCCAAGGGGCGCAAGCGCCCTGGTCGGCTGCCGCCTCCTGAATGTCAACGGCCTTACGAACCATTTTCCACTTCACCGCATGAGTGCAGATCTTGCCCTCTGCAATGGGTGACCAGATGCCATAAATACGAATACCGTGATCGCCATAGGCGGTCGGCTCTTCGTTGATTTCATAAGCGGTTCTGATGAGGTGATATTTGCGGGGAACCAGTACGCCGCCCTGCTTCATGATGTAGGTGGCAAAACAGCCAGCATCAGCGGCAGCCAGGATGGCATCAAGGCGCGGGTTATCCAGTACCGGCGCACCTGCTTTTTTGTCCCCCTGTTGCCTTGCCGCCTGACCAGCCAGCAATCGCAGTTCACGGTAAGCCTGACGCCCCGGAATGCCAAAGAAGCGGAATTGCTGAACACGATGCAGAGACGCCCAGGCATTAACGTATTCGGCGTTATCACGCAGGGATTTACCCGTTTCCTTGCTGATCTCGCCAGCCAGACCACGCCCGTCAATGTTCTTACTGATGTATTTCGCGATGTAGCTTGTTGGCGTACCTTTGCGCGGGTTTATCAGCTCAGACTTAAAGCGTGGTTCCGTGTTATTACCCAGCTCCTCGCGGTCTTCACGAATGGCAAACTTACGCAACAAAGCAGTAATGGCGCGGCGATCTTTTTTGCGCATAAAACACAACAGGTGCCAGTGAACTGTACCGTCATGATGCGGCTCAGCCACCCGCACGCCATACCAGCGTAATCCGGCTTTGTGCATCGCCTTACGAAATGCAGCAAACATACCGACCAGATAATCACTGCTTTGTCTTACCGTCGCATTTGTCCAGGTCGGGTTGGGCCTGCCGTTATTTAGCGTGGAATGGAAACGTGACGGACAGGTGATGGTGTAGAAAACGGCGCAGTCACCGCGCATTTCCGCGATAAGCTCCAGACCTTTAACACAGGCCATCATCTCATTGCGGCGATGCGCAGGGTTGCTGCTGCTGGCGTTTACCACGTCTTCCATATCCAGCGTGTCGCCGTCTTCGTTCACCAGTTCATAAGAACGGAAAAACTCCAGCGACTTACGGCGCTGCTCACGTTTATGCATCACGGCTTCATAGCTGACATAGGGAGATGCTTTTTTGCTGACCAGGCAAACAGCACGCAACTGCTCTTCCCGCCATTCGCAACGCATCTTCCATAATTTCCGATACCACCAGTCGGCGCATAACATACGCGCCAGCGAACCCGGAATGAGTTCATAAGGCACGGGTTTACGGCGGTTTCTTTTCCGACGGAGTTGCTCAAACGCAGGCGGGATAACATCCAGACGCAGGGTTTCCGCTGCCACCTTTTCCCATGTCTTGCGGATTTCTTCTGGCGTAACATCATCGGTGGCATACAAATCGCCACAAGCTGTATCAAGGCACATGCTCATATGCGCAGCTACCAAGGTGGACAGGCGTTTCACCTGATCCTGACTCATTTCAGGCAGGATCAGCAGGCCGTCCAGCCCTTCATGGCTTGCCATAAAGCGAAAAGAAGTGGATAGCTGACTGTCGCGTACATGCTCCAGTCGTTCCAAGCATGGCTTAATCGTCTCACGCAAATAGCGGGAATAAGCCTTTGGCCTGCCCAGGCTGCTGAAGTATTTAATACGTTGCATCAGCGGCTTGCTGATATGGGAAGGCTGGGCGTTGACCTCCGCCAGAATGGCCATGTCTGGATTAAAACGCTGCTGCTCATGCGCCAGCTTTGCCCGGCTAATTAGCTTATCCTGCTCCATTTCGCGTTGGACAGGATCACGGGATTCATTAAAGAAATAACGCTCCCAGACCTGATCACTCAGTGCCTCGCGGCGCAGTTGTTCCTGCTCGTTATCGGCAGCGTACAGAGTGATCAGGTTTGAAAGCGCAGAAACCGGCGCAACTTCCGCCGGGTCCAGATAAGGGTTAATGGCCTTTTTCGGGCTGTTCCATGAGAATGCTGCGGCGACCTCGTTAAAGCCGCTGCAGTTGTTCATATCAGCATGGCTCATGCACGCACTCCGTACACGACGGAACAATCCACGCCACGCGAAGGATCAAATCCTACCCAGCAGCGCGGCCCGGAAACAGCGATGATTTCTGTTGCAGATTTACTCTCACCAGCTGCCACGCCGATGCTGCGTTTTTCCTTGATGTAGTGGTGAGTAAAATTGCGATACAGCGAACGGATCAGGGATGTGTCACTGTTAGAAACAATGACCGGATGACCTTCAGATGATCGATGTTCAAGAACGGATGCCAGGTGATACTGGTCATCTTCAGTGAAGCCATCAGTGTGATAGCCGGAAAACGTACCGTCATAAGGCGGATCGCAATACACCACATCCCCCGCCTTCAACATCGCCAGCGTTTCATCAAAGCTGGCGCAGATAAACGTTGCCCGCTGGGCTTTCTCTGCAAATGCGCGGGTAATGACTCCAACTTACTGATAGTGTTTTATGTTCAGATAATGCCCGATGACCTTGTCATGCAGCTCCACCGATTTTGAGAACGACAGTGACTTCCGTCCCAGCCTTGCCAGATGTTGTCTCAGATTCAGATTATGTCGCTCAATGCGCTGAGTGTAACGCTTGCTGATAACGTGCAGCTTTCCCTTCAGGCGTGATTCATACAGCGGCCAGCCATCCGTCATCCATACCACGACCTCAAAGGCCGACAGCAGGCTCAGAAGACGCTCCAGTGTGGCCAGAGTGCGTTCACCGAAGACGTGCGCCACAACCGTCCTCCGTATCCTGTCATACGCGTAAAACAGCCAGCGCTGACGTGATTTAGCACCGACGTAGCCCCAATGTTCGTCCATTTCAGCGCAGACAATCACATCACTGCCCGGTTGTATGCGCGAGGTTACCGACTGCGGCCTGAGTTTTTTAAGTGACGTAAAACCGTGTTGAGGCCAACGCCCATAATGCGTGCACTGGCACGACATCCGACGCCATTCATGGCCATATCAATGATTTTCTGGTGCGTACCGGGCTGAGAGGCGGTGTAAGTGAACTGTAGTTGCCATGTTTTACGGCAATGAGAGCAGAGATAGCGCTGATGTCCGGCAGTGCTTTTGCCGTTACGCACCACGCCTTCAGTAGCGGAGCAGGAAGGACATCTGATGGAAATGGAAGCCACGCAAGCACCTTAAAATCACCATCATACACTAAATCAGTAAGTTGGCAGCATTACCCGCAATGTGATTAAGTCCATTCAGGCGTTCACCGGGGCTTAATGGAACAGTCGCCGCAGCGCCATTAATTGCCATAATTCATATCCCCAAAACGCAACTATCGTTCTTTGTTCTTACGGTAACGTTCAAGAGGAGATACATTTTTTCGTATCGTCTCTTTAACCTGCTCTCCCCGTAAAAACGTCCCATCCTTTAGCGTGAAAAAGTAACTGCCATCGCCCGACAACGACGGATAACAACAGAGCAAATCATCTTCAGGTACTGAATAACTCTCCCCTCTGTAACGAAACTGATAAACCACTTCACTTTCCGCTGCATACATTTTGACTTTCTCCATTTCCCCGTGGTCAATTCAGACAGCAATTCATCTTGTGAACGGCACGGATGCCAGCGTTTACCATCCTCACCCATGATCCAGCCGTGACCGTAGTGCATTGCCGGGCTTTGTTTTACCAGCAGCGATGCAAATGATGGTTCTTTCGTCAGCATAAGCACCTCACAGCAAACCGAATGAAGCACCGAGGCCAGTCACGGTATCAACTGCACTCGCCATCGCAGGATTAGCCTGTAAACGGGCCTGCAATGAAACAGCCGCCAGCGCCATCAGTCGTGTTACAGAGTTAATGCTGCTGATAGCATCACGACGACCTGCACTGGTTTTTACATCGCCAGATACCGCACCTGCAGCAACACGCCCGATCTCTGCGGTTGCACTCATGACGTAATGTGGCAGTTTCTCTTTTGCTACCTCATTAATCGGTACACATGGCAGACAATGAATCTGTGCCAGAAAACCATCTACCAACGTTGAATCTTCAGTCAGATCGGTAAGCAGCCAGATTTCTGGTGCGGTTAATAAATGAGGTTGAGCTGGGTTCAGCTTGTTCCGCAGAATCTGCACATTTATGCCCGCACGTTCTGCCAGTTGCACCAGATTGTGGCGCAGTGCGAATGCACGACAGGCTTCATCAAAATGTGGATGTTTGGAAACTTGGTAATCAGGTAATGACTCCAACTTACTGATAGTGTTTTATGTTCAGATAATGCCCGATGACCTTGTCATGCAGCTCCACCGATTTTGAGAACGACAGTGACTTCCGTCCCAGCCTTGCCAGATGTTGTCTCAGATTCAGATTATGTCGCTCAATGCGCTGAGTGTAACGCTTGCTGATAACGTGCAGCTTTCCCTTCAGGCGTGATTCATACAGCGGCCAGCCATCCGTCATCCATACCACGACCTCAAAGGCCGACAGCAGGCTCAGAAGACGCTCCAGTGTGGCCAGAGTGCGTTCACCGAAGACGTGCGCCACAACCGTCCTCCGTATCCTGTCATACGCGTAAAACAGCCAGCGCTGACGTGATTTAGCACCGACGTAGCCCCAATGTTCGTCCATTTCAGCGCAGACAATCACATCACTGCCCGGTTGTATGCGCGAGGTTACCGACTGCGGCCTGAGTTTTTTAAGTGACGTAAAACCGTGTTGAGGCCAACGCCCATAATGCGTGCACTGGCGCGACATCCGACGCCATTCATGGCCATATCAATGATTTTCTGGTGCGTACCGGGCTGAGAGGCGGTGTAAGTGAACTGTAGTTGCCATGTTTTACGGCAATGAGAGCAGAGATAGCGCTGATGTCCGGCAGTGCTTTTGCCGTTACGCACCACGCCTTCAGTAGCGGAGCAGGAAGGACATCTGATGGAAATGGAAGCCACGCAAGCACCTTAAAATCACCATCATACACTAAATCAGTAAGTTGGCAGCATTACCGGTAATCAAACATGGTTTTCAACTCCGAACTTATCGCAAAATCGAACTCAGCGTCTTATTGCGAAAATAGACGTCTATTAAGCAGACAAAGCATCAACAGTCAGAGCAGCCAGGTTAATCATTACCTTTTCACGTTTTTTGTCTTTACGAAGACGATGACGAGGTAGTCGGCCATCAGCCAACATGTCGTTAATCGTATCAATAGAAAGGCCAGTCAGTTCGCTATAACGTTCGATTGTGACATGTGGTGTATTCAGAGTAATTGAAATGTTAGGTGTCATAAGGCAACATTCCTTCTAGATATGGCTTGTGGCGAGCCGTTGTTTGTCGTGATTAGTAGTAAAGGCTCCAAAAGAACACTTCTGGTTCAACTTTAAGATCGCTTTTGGAATCTGTCAACGAATTTTGGATTTCTTTGGAGGACTTGTGGATTTCAATAGCGGCGGTAAGAAAGCCATAGAACGTTTAGTTGAAGCATATGAGTTCGGTACTCGTCAGGCTCTCTGTGATCATTTAGGTGTTTCTAAGAGCACCATGGCAACGCGCTATATGCGTGATATTTTTCCAGCAGATTGGGTAATCCAGTGCGCCCTTGAAACGGGCACCTCGCTTAATTGGCTAACAACAGGGCATGGTTCAAAGCAAGCATCAGCAAATACAAATACTATAGAAGTAGAAAAATATTTATTGTCTGATGGAGCATTGCAGAAAGACGGTTTTTATATTTTTGATAAGGGATTTCTACCCTCTACGTTTAAAAAACCTTTTGTCATCACAGATAACAATTCTGAATTTATTTGTGATAAAGAATTTGATGATATACGTGATGGTAAATGGGTAATAAGTATTGATGGCGAAATAACGATCCGTGACATTACTCGTTTACCCGGTGGAAGAATCTTCGTCGAGGGTGGAAACAGAGCCTTCGAATGCAAGATAGAAGACATTGAAATAATTGGTAAAATTATAAGTTTAACAGTCAAGTATGTTAAATAGTACCGGGAGGAAACTATGCTTGGTAAGGTATTTTTTGTGGTTTTGTCATGTTCTTTGTTATTAAACCCACTAACTACCTATGCTAGAAATTATCCCTGCTCAGGGAAAAAGGGAGGTGTTTCTCACTGTACCTCAGATGGCAAATTCGTTTGCAATGATGGAACTATTAGTAAATCCAAAAAAATCTGTACTAAAAACTCACGATAACTTTTGTTTTTATATCTGCGTCTAAAATAAAAATGAGCCGCAGGTTAACCGCAAAAGTTACATGCTCACATAGCAAAAAGAATAGCCAACTTCATTATGGCTTCAGTGAGATGTATGGTCGTAGGATTTCATACATTGACACTGGTTATACATACAGTAAAAATGCTCTCTACTGGAGGGCATTTTTTATGGCAGTACGAAAACTCACCACAGGGAAATGGCTTTGCGAATGTTACCCCGCCGGACGAAGTGGGCGTCGTGTGCGTAAACAATTCGCCACCAAAGGAGAAGCTCTGGCTTTTGAGCGTCACACGATGGAAGAAACCGAATCAAAGCCCTGGCTGGGCGAATCAGTGGATCGTCGAACCCTGAAAGACGTGGTTGAGCTATGGTTCAAACTACATGGTAAATCTCTGACTGCTGGACAGCATGTCTATGACAAATTGCTGCTGATGGTTGACGCTCTAGGCAATCCTCTTGCAACCGATCTCACCTCTAAAATGTTTGCCCACTATCGAGATAAACGCCTGACAGGCGAGATCTACTTCAGCGAGAAATGGAAGAAAGGAGCAAGCCCGGTCACCATTAACCTGGAGCAAAGCTATCTAAGTAGTGTTTTTAGCGAACTATCCCGTCTGGGCGAATGGTCGTATCCGAACCCACTGGAGAACATGCGAAAATTCACCATCGCAGAAAAAGAGATGGCATGGCTTACCCATGAGCAGATTGTTGAATTGCTGGCTGATTGCAAACGTCAGGACCCAATTCTGGCACTGGTAGTTAAGATATGCTTAAGCACAGGCGCACGCTGGCGTGAAGCCGTAAATCTTACCCGCTCACAGGTGACCAAATACCGAATTACCTTTGTCAGAACGAAGGGGAAGAAAAACAGAAGCATCCCTATCAGTAAAGAGCTTTACGAAGAGATCATGGCGCTTGATGGGTTCAATTTCTTCACAGACTGCTATTTTCAATTTTTATCCGTGATGGAAAAAACGTCTATCGTGCTCCCTCGCGGTCAACTCACACACGTTCTGCGCCATACGTTTGCGGCGCACTTCATGATGTCGGGTGGAAACATTCTGGCCTTACAAAAAATTCTCGGACACCACGATATAAAAATGACTATGCGTTACGCACATCTGGCACCGGATCATCTGGAAACGGCGCTCCGTTTCAATCCTCTGGCAACGCTGCCAAGTGGCGACAAAGTGGCGGCAGCGGTTGGCATTACCCCGTAA